TTTTCTGCTTTAGCAGGAGCCTCATCAGACTGTCCAACATTGGACGGTTCTGCTTTAGCAGGTTGATCTTCATCACTGCCTTTGGCAGCTTTACGCATTGCAGCTTGTAAAGCTGTAAGAGATGAGCCTTTAAAGCCAGAGGCTTTTATGAACTCACGACACTCCTTTTCGTTTTCAACGAACCATAGAGCCTCTGAACGACGACGACGATCAATTTGCTGAATACCATGAGTCCGAAGGACATGTGTTGGTATTTGACCTGCATCGGTGGTGGCATTAGCTTTCAATTGCTGTAGCAATTTACCCAACCTTGTATCAAAACCATTCTCTTTGATGGTTTGCTTGAGGCTGTTCACTTGACGCCAAATTGAACCAAGGGCTTTGCCCTCTTTTACTAAAGCGTCGATTGAAGTTCCAGTTGTTGCTGTTGAGTTTGCCATTTTCGTTTTCCTATCTATCTTCTGTTTTATAAAAGAGAACTTATATCTCTCACAAGAAGTGAGATATAATTCTCTTATAAAACTATTAGAAGATAGTATAGAGTTTGTCCAGAGAAAAGTTGCCTCGTGATCCTCTGCGCCCGTCGTTTCCCATGCTACTGCAGTAATTACAAGTAATTACGAAGTTCGTGCGCTAAACTCGTGAGGCTAGTTTGGGTTGGGCAAACTGTTGGTGTTGCATATATATCACAGTATAACTGTGGCATGTCCAATGTTGGACACTGTTGGTTTGAATATGATGTGACCATCACCATAGGTGGTAGGGTATAAATATGCATCGGCACCGTTACACACCTTCGGTGTCATAATACCCCACTACAATTCATACTTTAGTATGGCAACTGATTACATAACAGTTGTCGCATCATTGTAAGCTGTTGAAATTGCTAGGGTTCCTCATGCGCTGGTGTAATGTGTGTCACATAATGTGTGCACCAGCAACACATGCACCTGATATGCGCTATGTATGTGTGTCATGCAAGGGCGGGCAGGGGCCATGCGGGGGGTGTACGTTATATATACATGTATATCTACACAGATCAGTAAAATGCACTGTTAACCACTATATACATAAGGTGGTTTACACAGTCCTATGTATGTTATACTATAACACAGTACGTGCTATCACTGGGTAACGGAATGTTTCAATGTATCACATAATGTTACAATAGTACGATTAGGGGTTGACATGTATCTTAGAATGTGTAAAACTATATATGTTAGTTAGGGTAGGGTCACTATAAGTGATACACGTACAGTACATACTTACAATCACATATAATAATCTTTTAAATATACAGTAACTATAAATATACTATAAGTACACACGTACAGTGATACACTTATAGTGACTATCTCCGAAGGTAACACTTGTAAATGAAAACTTGCCGTAGGCGAGTCTCTTTATTATTTGTACAAATTAAGTATTGACAATGGCAAAGAAATCAGTAAAACTATATACAGACAATGTTCTTGAAGAATTTTACCGACACGTATTATCTGGTAATCTTGAAGATTTACATATTCCCCATAGTGATGTATTTTATGTAAAGACTGCAGTGGAAGCCCACTACGGTCGTACATTTACGTTAGAGCATGTAGAGTGGGCTATGAGAGCAGAAGGTTGGACTGACGAAAAATGAGTATACCTGAAAGAGTTAAAACTAAAATGAAAGAGGAAGGACTCTCTGGTGTTAATAAACCTAAGAGGACACCTAAGCATCCTAAGAAGTCACACGCTGTAATGGCTAAAGAAGGTGACACGTATAAATTTATTAGATTCGGACAGCAAGGTGTACGTGGTGCTGGTAAGAGTCCTACAACTGCAAAAGACAAAGCTCGTAAGAAGAGCTATTACGCAAGACACAATGCTCAAGACTCTAAGCCTAGTAAGCTAAGTGCGAGATATTGGTCGCATAAAGTTAAATGGTAATATAGGAGATATACCAATGGGAATATTGAGTGCAGCAGCTAAGGCCGCTAAAGCAGCTAAGAAATCTAAAGTAGGTGTAAAGACCAAAGATGTACCTGCTAAAACTAAAGCTGCTATGGAAGAAGCTGAGAAGAAACTTAAAGCAGCAGCAGAGAAAAGTAAACTTCGTAAAAATGAAACAGCAGCTAAGGTAGTAGAGAAAAAGGGTTCTGTAGCTAAGAAGATGACTGTTAGTGCTACTGACATTAAGCAAGCTGATACCGCTAATAAACTATCTACTATGCAAAGACGTATTGATGATATGCCAGAGGGTTTACGTAAAAAGACTATGCAGAATATGCTGGATAGGCAAGTAACAGAGTTTGAAAAGATGCAAGCCGCAGAAGTATCACGTGCTTCACGTAAGTCAGCACAGTCTGCTGCAGATCGTAAGTCTAAACCTGTAACCTTACCAGAAATGCCTTTTGCTAAAGGTGGCCTCACTAAACCTACTGCAGATCAAACTGGTCTAAAGAAGCTACCTACTCCTGTACGCAATAAAATGGGCTACATGAAACGTGGTGGCAAAGTTACTAAAGGTCACGTAGATATGCGTAAAGGTGGTTTGTTCTACTAGTGAGCATAGAGAATGATATACGGGATTGGTCACGTAAAGTATTAGAAGTACCAAATGATACTTTAGGTGGCCTACCCGCATGTCCTTATGCACAACAAGCTTGGAAACAAAATAAAGTAAATGTAATAGAAACTAAGCACCTTGGTATTGAAGCTATTACACAAGCTAATTTGTTTGACAATACGTATGACTTAGTTGTAGTTGCTTCTTATTATTTTCCTTCTCCACTACAGCTTAAAGAATTTACTACATTTTTAAACGATACGTACACACATAGAGATTTGCACATAATGGAGTTTCATCCTGACTATGGTGCAGAAGATGCAGACTTAGACTTTTTGTATGAACATGAGTGGGAGTCTGACATAGAAGATGAATACGCTATGTTGTTTATTCAGTCTTTAAGTAAAGTAGATGACGCAAGTTTACGACTAGAAAAGTTAGGATACTATGATGTATATCCTAAAGACGAGTATGAAGCACTCGTATTAGATAGAAGAAAACGGAGACAGAAACAATGGCAATGAAACCTAGAGCAATGAAAAAGAAAACACCTATGCGTGGCGGTGGTATGGCTGCAGCTAAGAAAAAGCCTATGATGCGTGGTGGTGGTATGGCACCTAAAAAGAAAATGATGCGTGGTGGCATGGCTAAGAAAAAGAAGTAATGTGGATTGCAGTTGTTCTAATTTGCATTTCCCCTACTAATGTTAAAACTTGTGATGTGCTAGTTCGTACTGATCAGGGGTTTTTTAGTAAGGCTGCTTGTGTTACTCAAGTAGAAGAAGACGTAAGCAATATGACAAACGGCAGAAACTTTTATGCCCGTTATCAATGTTATCAAATGCAAGGTACAACTTAAATGACTCTTATTTCTCATTTCCCTTTACCTAGCTTTCCCTTTCAGACGCATGAGAATATTATATTTGAGAAAGCAGACAAAGATAGGTCTAGTAGAAATAACGAAGAGTATAAGCCAGAACAGCCTAATAGAGTAACACCAGATACACCTGTAGAAGATCTAAAGCTAGTAAATCAGATGTATGCATATAACCCTAACCCAAACAAACTACGTACACCTGATGGTCAGATCGTAGACTTTATAATAGCATAAGGAAACTACATGCCTGATCTTAGTAAGTCAAAGTTTTACACACAAGGGTACACTATTGCATCTACTTCGGCAGATGCTAGTGCTACCGCTGTGTATACTTGCCCTGCTAACTTTAGTGCCATTACTAGGTATTTGCACATAAGTAATAATGCTTCTTCTACTAAAAAAGTGTATGTGCAATTTTACCATGCTGAAGATAATGCGTATCACTACATAGCTAATGGACTTAGTATGGCAGGACACTCTGTAACTAATTTAGTAAATGGTGGATACTTTAACCTACACTCAGGCGATAAAATTTTAGTATACGGCGAAACTACTAACACTATGGAAGTAATTGTTTCTGTAGAAGAATACTTTGACCCCAACAGATAATGCATAACGGGGTTGCAATCTTATCTATACTATGTTATAACTAAGTATGATATAACTATCTCTATAAGGGTAAGTAATTCTTACCTTAACATAATATAGGAGATAGAATATGTTTAAACGTATGTTTAAGAAACTACAAGAAAATCAGCAACGCAGAGCCGACTATTGGATTCTTATGAATCTAAATGATAAAGAACTGCATGACATGGGGATCAGTCGTGGCGAAATCCGTCAAAAAATCTACGGTCAAAAAGTCTAAGTCTCGTGTAAATGAGGCAGGAAATTATACTAAGCCTACTCTGCGCAAACGTTTGTTTGAGCGGATTAAGCGGGGAACCAAAGGCGGGAAGGCAGGTCAGTGGTCTGCACGTAAAGCCCAACTCCTTGCTAGTGAATACAAAAAAGCGGGTGGGGGCTACAAATAATGGCCCTCGCTAAATCACAAAAGTCTTTAAAGAAATGGACTAAGCAAGATTGGCGAACTAAAAGTGGGAAGCCTAGTGCTAAAACTGGTGAGCGTTATTTACCTGCTAAGGCTATTGAGTCTCTTAGCAGCAGTGAGTATGCCGCTACAACCAGAGCTAAACGACAAGGCACGAAGGCAGGTAAGCAGCATGTGGCTCAACCTAAAGGCATTGCAAAGAAAACCGCTAGATACAGGAGAACCTGATAATGGCACATACTATTATTGATGACTATAAATTATTTCCACGACTAATGATGTTAGTTGTGACTATACTTACATATCAATCTGTACATTGGTATATGGCACTGCCAGACCCCACTAATGGACAAGCTGGACTTGTATCTGTTTGCATGGGCGCATTAACAGGTTGCTTTGGTATTTGGATGAATAAAGAAGCAAAGACAGATAGAGGCAGTAAATGATCCAAGCATTTATTGGCCCGATAGCAAGTTTAGCAGGAACATGGTTAAATGGTAAAGTTGAAACTAAAGCTGCCGAAACTAAAGTTAAAGTTGCCAAAGCTGAAGCTGAAGCACAGATTATGCTCAGTCGTGCGACTAGTGAAGCAGACTGGGAAAAGATTATGGCACAAGGTAGTCAGTCTTCGTGGAAAGACGAGTGGCTGACTATTTTATTTTCTATACCACTAATACTTGTATTTACAGGTGAATGGGGTAGGCAAGTAGTACAGAATGGGTTTGTGGCATTAGATAGTATGCCTCAGTGGTATAGCTACACGTTAGGTGTAATTGTGGCTGCGTCCTTTGGTGTACGTTCGGCTACTAGATTTTTTGGGAAGAAGTAATGGCATTTAAACTAAGCAGCAGAAGTATGAAGAAACTAAAAGGTGTAGACGAAGGTATTGTAGCAGTCGTAAAGGACGCTATTGGTATTACGAAAGTAGACTTTGGTGTTACCTTTGGCCTACGTACTTTGGAAGAACAAAAGAAACTATACGAATCTGGTAGATCACAGACTATGAAGTCTAAACATCTTGAGGGTCGTGCTGTAGATCTAGTCGCATACTTTGGTTCAGACATTTCTTGGGAACTCAATGTTTATGATGACATCTGTGATGCTATGGCTGAAGCTGCTAGAAAGAACGATGTAGCAATTAAATGGGGTGCTGCATGGAGTGAAGGAGACATTAGAGAGTATGCTGGTACTGCAGAAGATGCAATGAACGCATACGTAGATCTCCGTAGGTCAGAAGGACGTAGACCTTTTATTGATGCCCCACATTTTGAAATGATGTAATATGGCTCGTGAATTAACAGAACGTCAACAAAAGTTTTTAGATGTACTTATGGATGAGGCAGGTGGCGATGTTACTACTGCTAAAAAACTTGCTGGGTATTCGCCCAATACACCTAACCGTGAAATAACCAATAGTCTTAAAGAAGAGATTATTGATGTAACACATAGTTACTTAGCACGTAATGTACCTAAAGCTGCAATGGCTATGGTTAGTGCTTTGTACGATCCTACTGAGCTAGGTATTCGTGATAAGATGTCTGCAGCTAAAGAACTACTAGATCGTACTGGTTTAGTTAAAACTGAGAAGATGCAGGTAGAGGCTAAGGGTGGTGTTATGTTAATGCCAGCTAAACAAGCACAGGATGACGATGACTAAGCCATTAGGACAATGGAAACTACCACAACCGACTGACCTACAAGAAGACAATGAATGGGTTCCTATTCCACGTGTAGCAAGAACAATACCCTTTGGATATGAATTAGATCCAGAAGATGACGGAATACTCTTGCCAATTGATAACGAACTTGATATGCTTGTGAAAGCCAAGAAGTACTTAAAACAGTACTCGTATCGTGAGGTTGCCAACTGGCTAACCCGAAACACTGGCAGAACCATATCTCACGTAGGATTAAAGAAACGGTTAGATAATGAGCGAAGAAGAAAAAACAAAGCTGGAAGCCTACGCAGATGGGCAGACTATGCGAAAAAGGCAGTCGCCAAAGCGGAAGAAATTGAACGCAACCGCATCGGGGCGAAAGCGCAAGACAACGACAACCAAGAAACAAACGCAGCCTGAACCAGCTAGAATAATAGAACCTGAACTAGCACCTATAGAAGAACAGCATAATGTAATATTTAAACCTAATGCTGGTCCTCAAACAGACTTTTTAGCTGCAGGTGAACGTGAGGTACTGTATGGTGGTTCTGCAGGTGGGGGTAAGTCATACGCAATGCTCGCTGACCCATTACGCTTCATGGGGCACCCAGCCTTCTCAGGATTGCTCCTACGACATACTACAGAAGAACTAAGGGAACTTATCTTCAAGTCTCAAGAAATGTATCCCAAGATATGGCCCGGTATTAAGTGGTCAGAACGTAAGATGCAGTGGACTGCGCCCTCTGGTGCGAGGTTGTGGATGTCCTACTTAGATAAAGAAGATGATGTCCTGCGTTACCAAGGTCTGGCATTTAGTTGGATAGGCTTTGACGAACTTACTCAGTGGCCTTCACCATTTGCGTGGAACTACATGAGATCACGTCTACGGTCCACTGCAACTGACTTGCCTGTGTATATGAGAGCTACTACTAACCCCGGTGGTAGAGGACATCATTGGGTTAAGAAAATGTTTATTGACCCTGCGCCATACGGTGAAGCCTTTAATGCTACAGACATTGAAACAACTGAAGTATTATCTTATCCTGCTGGACATGCCAAAGCTGGTAAGCCTTTATTCAAACGTAGGTTTATACCTGCCCGTCTTTCCGATAATCCTTACTTAGCTGCACAAGGTGACTACGAAGCAATGCTTCTATCTTTACCTGAACAACAACGTAGGCAGCTACTAGATGGTGATTGGGATATTAAAGAAGGTGCAGCCTTTACAGAGTTTGATAGAAATATACACGTAATAGAACCATTTAATATACCTAGTAACTGGGTAAAGTTTAGAGCGTGTGACTATGGATATGGAAGTAAATCAGGTGTAGTGTGGTTTGCGGTAGCTCCTAATGAACAATTATATGTTTACAGAGAACTGTATGTAAGTAAAGTATTAGCTGCAGATTTAGCAGATATGGTATTAAACTTAGAGGCTGAAGATGGAAATATTAAGTATGGCGTTCTTGATAGCTCTTTATGGCACAAGCGTGGTGATACTGGCCCATCACTGGCTGAACAAATGATTCAACGTGGGTGTCGTTGGCGTCCATCTGATAGATCTAAAGGCTCACGTGTAGCTGGTAAAAACGAAATACATAGACGGTTACAAGTTGACGAATTTACAGAAGAGCCTCGTATGGTGTTTTTTAATACTTGTACCAATCTTGTTGCTCAATTACCCGCCTTACCAATCGACAAAAGAAACCCAGAAGATATTGATACTACCTCTGAAGATCACTTGTACGATGCTTTAAGGTATGGTATTATGTCCAGACCACGATTTAGTATATTTGACTACGATCCAAATGGTATGTCATCAGGTGGTATGCGAGTAGCAGATGCTACCTTTGGTTATTAACGGCACAACCGTAATTACGCTTATGGCGAAGGAAAAATAAATGGAAGAAGATACAGAAGGCTTTATTGAAGATGATGCTATCGTTTTAGAAGATAGTGAGGATTCTACAGTAGACGATGCACAGACTGCTAATATTATTCCATTTATTATGGAAAAGTATAATCGTGCAGAAGATTATAGACAACAAGATGAAGATCGTTGGTTACGTGCTTATCGTAACTATCGTGGTATCTATGGTCCAGACGTGCAGTTTACAGAAGCTGAAAAGTCACGTGTCTTTATAAAGATTACTAAAACTAAAACTCTTGCTGCATACGGTCAGATTGTAGATGTATTATTTGCAGGGCAAAAGTTTCCTTTAACTGTTGATCCTACTGAATTACCTGATGGTGTAGTTGAAGATGTATCCTTTGATCCAGCAGAACCAGATAACATTCGTGAAGATGGTAAAGATAAAACAATTAGTCCGTATGGATTTAAAGGTGATGGCATGGAGTTCCCAAAGGGTGCTACAGCTAAAACACTTAATGAGATGCTTAATCCTGAGTTACGGGATAAGCTAGAACCTATTAATAATTTAAAAGAAGGAGCAGGTAAAACGCCTAGCTCCTTTACGTTTAGCCCAGCAATAATTGCAGCTAAAAAGATGCAAAAGAAAATACAAGATCAACTAGAGGAATCTAGTGCGTCTAAGCATCTACGTAGTACTGCATTTGAAATGGCATTGTTTGGTACTGGCGTAATGAAAGGCCCATTTGCTGTAGATAAAGAATACCCTAATTGGGATGATGAGACAGGTGAATACTCTCCTGTGTTTAAAACAATCCCACAAGTATCTCATGTATCTGTATGGAACTTTTATCCAGACCCAGACGCAAACAATATGGATGAAGCACAGTATGTAATTGAGCGTCATAAGTTATCTCGTTCACAAATGAGAGCACTAAAGAAACGTCCTTACTTTAGAAGTACTGTAATTGATGAAGCAATTCAACTAGGCGAAAACTACAACAAAGAATATTGGGAAGATGATTTATCAGACTATGCACCAGAGCATGGCGTAGAACGTTTTGAAGTACTTGAGTATTGGGGTACTGTAGACGTAGACATGCTTATGGATCAAGGCGTAGACATTCCTACAGAGATGCAGGATATTGATGAGTTACAAGCTAATGTATGGATTTGTAATGGTAAGCTACTGCGTATGGTACTTAATCCATTTAAACCTGCACGTATTCCTTACATGGCAGTACCCTATGAGCTAAACCCATACTCTTTCTTTGGTGTAGGTATTGCTGAGAATATGGATGATACACAAACATTAATGAATGGTTTCATGCGAATGGCTGTTGACAATGCTGTATTATCTGGTAATCTTTTAATTGAAGTTGATGAAACTAACTTAGTACCGGGTCAAGACTTATCAGTATATCCCGGCAAAGTATTTAGACGCCAAGGTGGTGCACCGGGGCAAGCTATCTTTGGAACTAAGTTTCCTAATGTTGCTTCAGAAAATTTGCAGCTATTTGATAAAGCAAGGGTATTAGCAGATGAGTCAACTGGATTTCCATCTTTCGCTCATGGTCAAACAGGGGTCAGTGGCGTGGGTCGTACTGCTTCTGGCATTTCTATGCTTATGGGTGCCGCACAAGGTGGCATAAAGAATGTAATCAAAAATGTAGATGATTACTTACTTCGTCCATTGGGTGAAGGTTTCTTTAGATTTAATATGCAGTTTGACTTTGATCCTGAGATTAAAGGTGATCTTGAAGTTAAGGCACGTGGTACTGAAAGCCTTATGGCTAATGAAGTACGCAGTCAACGCCTTATGCAGTTTATGCAAGTTGCATCAAGTCCTGCTCTTGCGCCCTTTGCTAAGTTTCAGTATATCATTCGGGAGATTGCTAAGTCACTTGATCTTGATCCCGATAAAGTTACTAACGATATGGCAGAAGCGGCAATACAAGCTGAGATTATGAAAGAGTTTCAGCAACAACAACCTCAACAAGCTGGACCAGCAGGAGCTAACCCAGCAGATCCAACAGGTGCAGGTGGCGGTACTATAGGTACAGGACAAGCACCAACCCCTAATGAACAAGGATTCAGTGGAAATGAACAAGGACAAGGAGCACCTCAAGAAGCTCAAGGGGCTGGTCAACAATCACCAGCAATGGGAACAGTTCAGTAATTACATAGATGACGTAATAGCACAGCAACATCGTGCTATGGAACAGACAGACAACGATAAGGTTATGTATAGAGCGCAAGGTGCTATATACCAGCTACGTAGATTAAAGTTACTACGGGATGAAGTACTAAAACATAGTTAAGGGAAAGTAACATCATGTACAACCAAATGGAACAGTTTGAAGACGGTGGCCTCAGAGATGAAGGTGGCGCAGTAGATGAAGTATCTGGAAATGAAGTTCCTGTAGGTGGAACTAAAAAGGGTGTACGTGATGACATCCCTGCTATGGTTAGTGAGGGTGAGTTTATATTCCCAGAAGATGTAACACGTTATATTGGGCTTGACAAGTTAATGCAATTGCGTCAAGATGCTAAAATGGGTTTAAAGAAAATGGAAGCTATGGGCCAGATGGGTAATGGTGACGAAGCTACTATGGACGATGATATGCCTTTTGAAATGGCTGACCTTATTATTGTTGGTGGTCCAATGGAAGAACCACAAGAGAAGTATAAAGGTGGAGTACTACACGCACAACAAGGTACATATGTAGGACAGCAACCTGCTACAGGTATTGCGGGTTATCAACCCTCTATGTACACCAATCGTGCTCCTATTAATCCGTATCAATATCAAGCACCTGCTAGTGCATTTACACCACCTACGTATCAGAATACACAAGTTGTACCTAGTCAGCCTACATCAGGTTATGGACCTAAATTTGTGGGACAAGGTGTAACTCGTGAAACTTTTACAGGTAGACCTACCCCTAAAGTGACAGCAGAAAAATTTGTAGAGGATATTTATCTTGAAGTAAAGTATATTAATCGTGAAACTGGTGACATTAGAACATTTAAGTTTTATGAAGGTGAACCTATTAGTGAAATACCTGCAGGGTATGTACCATATGAAGAAGGACAAGATCCTGCTGAAGGTACAACGCCACCTGAAGGTGATGTTGAAACAACTACAACACAAGTATCTCGTGACAGAGATGATGATCGTGCTCCACCCCCACCCCCACCATTTAATTGGGATGAAGCTACACCAGAAGCTATCGTAAATGAAGTTAATAAAATTAAAGGTCCAGCAGGTAGTGTAATGACAGGGCTTGCTGCTGTACTTAATCCTGCACTTGGTGCTATGGTTTATGCTGCAACTAAAGCAAATGAAAAACAAACTTTAACAAAACTAGATGAATTATTAAATGATAAAGCTTTTGTTAAAAAAATGTCAGATGCAGGACAATTAAAAAATTTAAAAGATTCTTTAAACGGCCTTGAGAAAAAAACTAAAGGTGCGGGTAAAGGTATTGTTGACATAGATTTATTGGGTATTCTTGGTTCTGCTGTTAAAGGTGTAGCAAAAGCATTAGGTTTAACGCCAGAAGAAGAAAAGAAAGTTATAAAAAATAGTGTCAGTGATGCTGCAGGTATTAAGCCACCTAAAAGGCCAGAGCAAGAAATTGAAGAACCTATTATCACCCTTGCACAACCCGATCCTGTAGATGATATGGTTGCAGGAGAAGATCTTTTTGCATATGATCCTGAAACAACTAGCGTACTGGGCGAAACTTCTGTAACCTCTCCAAAGGAAGTTAAAACGCTTACCGCTGAAGAAATTGCACGTATAGTTGCAGGAACTCCTGAAGAACCAAATGCTGCAGAAACAGCTTCTGTTATAATTCAAAAAGCATTAGATGCGGCTAGAAGTGGTGTAACAACAGAAGCTCCTATTGATCCAATTATAGCTGCTGCAAGAAAGTCTGCAGAACAGGCTGCGGCTGCATTTAGAGCGTTACAAGATGAACCACCAGAAGAACAAGGTAGTGCAGATCCTTTAACTATGGCTCAAGCTGCTATGAAAGCTATGACTCAAAGTAGTAAAGAGCAAAGAAAACAAGTGTATGAACCTGAATTTTTAAAAGGTCTAGGTGGTGCACCTCTTGGCTTTGAGGCGGGTCAAGTTGATCCTGCATTAGCTGCAGCAGTTTCTGGTCAAACACCTACAGTAACTATACCTACAGCAGCAGCATCTACACCTGCACCTACGGTAACTACGGCACCTCGACGAGAGGCTAGAGATGATTCTTATTCTGCCGCAGACATGATGAGAGATAGACAGGATCGGATGTCAAGAGCCTCTAGTGTTGCTGCAAGTGAAGGTGTGTCTGCACCAACATCAGGTGCTGCTCGCAGCGTAAGTACTCCAACAGGAAATGTAGAAACTTATGCATCTACAATAGAAAGGGGTGGCGGTTTTAATAAAGGTGGACTAGCAGGTAAACCTAAAAAGAAAGCTTCCTCAAAGAAACGTGGTTTAGCAGCACGTAAGTAATCTGCTATATTTGTCTGGCTACTCATCCCCCTACCAACACTAGGCTACGGTGGCCCCAGAAAAGGAACTAGAAATGTCCGATACTATTATGTCTGAAGAAATGAAGACACCAACAAAAGTAGCGTTTGCTAATCGTAAATATACTAATGATGAAAAACGCAAGATGGAAGAAGAAGAACTAGAACAACTTATTGCAGAACAAAACGGTGAAAGCAAAAAAGAACCACAAGAAGCTGAACCCGCTAATGCAGAAGAAAAAAGTTTTAAGAAACGTTATGGTGACTTGCGCCGACATATGCAAGAAAAAGAAAAAGAATGGGCTGATAAGTTTAGTAACATTGAAAGTCAACTAAAACAAGTATCCCAAAAAGAAATTAAGTTACCTAAATCTGACGAAGACATTGAAGCATGGGCAAAAAAATATCCTGACGTAGCAGCCATTGTAGAAACAATCGCAATTAAAAAAGCTAAAGAACAATCTGCAGGATTAGAAGACCGTGTAAAAGAGATTGATGAAATGCGAGCTACAGCTTCTCGTGAAAAAGCAGAAGCAGAATTAATGGCAGCACATCCAGATTTTGGTGACATACGCAACAGTGATGAGTTTCACGAGTGGGCAGAAGAACAGCCTAAGTGGGTACAAGATGCACTATACGAAAATGATAACGATGCACGTTCAGCAAGTAGAGCAATTGATCTTTACAAATCTGATAAAAACATTAGAACTAAGAAACCTTCTAATAGTAAAGATGCTGCACGTTCAGTAAATACTCGTAACAGCAGAAGCCAACCAGATACTAATAGTAATGGTGATACATATAGAGAAAGTGACGTAGCTAAGATGTCACCTCAACAATATGAAAAAGCTTCTGATGCCATTATGGAATCTATTCGTACTGGCAAATTTATTTACGATATGTCTGGCTCTGCTAGATAAAGGTATTGACATATAGAATATTTATGATATAACTATATGTACAATGGATAGTGCGGCCCTGCTAGGTATTAACTACAGTTACCCGCACTATTAATTAACTAAACTTCCGCAAACAACAATACACGCTTTCGGACAACCTAATGTCTCGTGGCCCGTTTTACTAGAAGGTAGGCCAACTTTCTAATAAACGCACCCTAGTAGAATTAGCCTCTGTTTAAGTCATTGGTCGTTTGCATCTGTGATATTATGCTAAGGAGAATTAAAATGGCATTTTCATCCGCTGCTGGTTATGGTAACTTACCAAACGGTAATTTCTCACCAGTTATTTATAGCAAACAGGTGCAACTTGCGTTCCGCAAAGCATCTGTCTGTGAAGCAATTACTAACTCTGATTATTTCGGAGAAATTGCTGCAATGGGCGACTCAGTTAAAATTATTAAAGAACCTGAGATTACCGTTAAAGCATATGAGCGTGGTACAACTATTACACCACAGGATCTTGACGATGAAGATTTTTCATTGACAATTGATAAAGCTAATTATTTTGCTTTTAAAGTTGACGATATTGAGGAAGCTCATAGTCACGTCAATTTCCAAAGTCTTGCGTCAGATCGTGCTGCTTACCGTTTAGGTGATCAGTTTGACCAAGACGTACTTGGTTACTTGACAGGCTTTAAACAGTCTGCACTACACGGTACACCTGACACAGCAAACACTACTGTTAATGGTACTGTTGCTGTATCTACTGCAGGTACTGACGAACTGTTGTCTTCAATGAAACTTGATGCGGCAGACTTCGGTGGTTCAGGTGGTGATGCTTTGGCATTGCAGCCACGTACAGGTGGAGCAACCGACTCAACTCCTGCAGTTGGTGATACTTTCCCATTGACAGTTATTGCACGTATGTCACGTCTGTTGGATCAACAGAATGTGGATACTCAAGGCCGTTGGTTGGTAGTAGACCCTGTGTTTATGGAGTTGTTAAAAGACGAAGACTCACGTTTGTTTAACGCTGACTTTGGTGGTTCTGGATTGCAGAATGGTCAAGTTGGAACAAATATTCATGGTTTCCGTGTATACACTTCAAACAATCTACCATCAGTAGGTACTGGTCCTTCTTTTACAGGAACAAACTCTGCTGTTAACTATGGTATGATTGTTGCAGGACACGATTCAGCCGTTGCAACTGCAGAGCAGATCAACAAAACTGAAACATATCGTGATCCAGATTCATTCGCTGACATTGTTCGTGGTATGCATCTATATGGTCGCAAGATCCTTCGTCCAGAAGCTCTTGTGAACGCTAAGTATCACTTGGCATAAGGGAGGGATAACAGATGGCTACTATTACTTCATTATTGTTACCTGCTCACGGTAGTTCACAACGTGGACGTGCGCCGTATATGGTACAAAAAACTATTGACCTTACTGCACAGGCTATTGACTGTTCGGCTGGTGACGTAGTTCAGTGTATTACTATCCCTGCTAACACACGGGTAATTCATGCTGGTTTTCAAGTTGTAGAATCTGCAACACAAAACACAGGTACAGATGCTACCGCAACATTGGGTGCAGCAGATGCTGACGAATTTGTTGCAGCATTTGATATTGATGGTGCTGCAGATCTTGCATATGCACCATCAGCTACACCTGCAGCAGACGTTACTCTTGCAACAGCAGACACACTAGACCTGACATTTGCGGGTTCTGGTGCTACCTTCACAGCGGGTAAAATTCGTGTTTACGCTTGGATGGTAGATGTTAGTGATCAAGGCGACTACTCTGCTAACGAAGTAGATCGTGACGCACTTGCGTAAATAGAATAACTTTAGGGGCTGCTTTCGGGTGGCCCCTTTAGGCTACCTAACAAGAGGATTTATCATGGGTATTACAACAGCAATGTGTACAAGTTTT